AATCTTGCGGCAGAACTCGGCGGTCAAATTGTCGATGCCGATATCGTCAATTCTTTGTAATGGAAAAGGAGACAAAAAACATGAGTGGGAGAAAAGTAACAATTACGATTGATGACGTGCTGTATGAGGAAATGAATAAGCGGGCAAGGGTGGAAGGCTTTGATCGGGTTCATAATCTTATCCGCTACCTTCTTACCCGCGAAATGAGAGAGAGTGAGCATTCGAAAAAGAGGAAGGCGGTTACGGTTTTACTTGATAATTATGATGAGATTGCCTTGTATGTGCGAGAGAAAAAACTCGGCAGTGTTCCTATTTTTGCAGGCTTTGCAATGGAACAGCAAATGCAAAGGGTTCCGCTTACACAAGCACAGAAAGGGCGCATCGAGAAAAGTATCGGATAATCAAAGATGACCCGCTTAGCAGTACTGCTAAACGCTTTCAGCCGGTATTTTACAGGCGGGGCATCTGGTGTTTAACGGCAATGTAAGGAGCATAAACAGTATGAGTAGTGGAACGTATAAAACCAAGAAAGGACAACTGATTAGACTTATCCACGTCGGTAGGCAAAAGGTCGGTTTGGACGAAGAAGCATACCGTGCCTTGCTTGCAGGGACAACCGGTAAAACGAGCAGTACGGAGCTTACCATTACCGAACTTGAAGCAGTACTCAAGGCATTGAAGCGTTTAGGCTTTCAGGTAAAAAAGATGGCTGCACGTGCGGAAGAAGTCGGGCGGGCAACAGCGGAGCAGATACAATACATCAAAGGCTTATGGGAGCTTTCTGCACGGGTAAAAACGGAAGCGGCTCTCAACCGTTTTATCAAGCGTATTACCGGCGTTCCCTACCTGCGGTGGCTTGATGTGAAGACTGCACAAAAAGTCATTCTAGCCGTCCGCGATATTGCGGTACAGGCTGGGTATGATCCTGACGGTATACCGCTTAAAGGATCATGCTGTGCAGAGCAATGAAATATGATGCGATAAGGAGGAGATGGGTGGAAAACTTAATGCAGGAAATGCTGCGGGTGCTTGCCGGACGAGGGGTAGAAAGAGAGCGGGCACTGCGAGCGCTTCGAGCGTTAAGTAGTTGGTTCGGCGGGCAGCTGGTATACATACCGCAACAGAAAAGAACACAATCCCGCATTGGGCAAGAAATCTACGGCGTGTTAGCTGACGCGGTTGGGGATGCCGATGCCGAGCGGATATACGAAATTATTGCGCGGTTTTATGGGGGTGTGCAGTGGTATATCCCGGTAGAAAAAACGGCATTTAGAAAACAGATTGCCCAAGAGATTGCGCAAGAGTATAACGGTTCGGTTGACTCAATGCGCGACCTTTGCAGGAAATACGGTATGTCGTTTAATCAAATGTACCGGCTCTATCACGAAGGGCAAGATGCATTGCGTCAAAATGAGTTTAATTTTGACGGCTCGTATGAAAAAAAGCAAGAGTAAATTTTAATACTGATTATCTGATGATAAGGAAAAAAACAGGATAGGCTGTCGGGTATGAACACCGACAGCCTTTTTTTATGCCTGAATGCTGAAAGCGGGAAAATTCCCGAAACGATACAGCTGTTACCGGCTGGCGAATATGTCGCAGGGCGCGACGGACGGCGCTGGATTAAAAACAATCCGGAGCTGATTGCGCAAAAATCAAACGAGTATTTGCCTCAACACATCATCGACGAAAACCATTCTACGGATTTACGCGCTCCGAAAGGAGAAGAATCTCCGGCAATGGGCTGGTTCAGCGCTATTACTGCAAAAGAAGACGGCTCCATTTGGGCGGCTGTTTCTTGGACAGCGCGGGGAAAAGCCGCCTTAGAGAATCAGGAATACCGCTACATCTCTCCTGTTTTTACGGTGAGTGCAAACGGAGCGATAGAGTGCATCTTACGGGCAGGGCTTACCAATACACCGAATATAAACCTTCCCATATTAAACAGTACACAGACCGCGCCGGCGGATAATCCGGCAAAGGAGAAAGGAATGAATAAAGAAATCTGCGCGGCGTTGGGACTTCGTGAAGACGCAACGGAAAACGACGTGCTTACGGCAATCACTGCGTTAAAAACGCAGCTCAATAGCGCAAAGCCGGTTGACCTTACCGCGTATGCTCCGCGTGCGGACTTGGTGCAAATGGAAGAGCGGGCGGTGAACGCGGAGACACAGCTTGCAGAACTCAACGCTGCACAGCTGAAAGAGAAAGCCGTCATCGCTGTTGAAAAAGCGGTGAGCGAGCGCAAGATCGCGCCTGCAAGTAAGGATGCCTATCTTGCCATGTGTGCATCGGAAGAAGGACTTGCAAACTTTGCAAAGATAATGGAAAGCACCCCTGCAATTATTCCTGCCGGTGTTTCAGCTGCAGCCGGTACGCCGCCTGCAAGCGAAACGCACACGGAACTGAATGCCGAGGAGCTGAACATGTGTAAAGCGATGGGCTATACGAAAGAGCAATGGCTCAAGATTAAGGGGGGATGTTCAAAATAACCGCCGAATACCGTCGATTATTTTGAACGCCGAGTTTTGCCGTATGGCAAAACATCGCAGTATTTTATCGTGCTTTTTCAGGCTGGCGCCTTACAAAAGCACATAAAGCAATCGGTTTCGGAATTTGATAATTCCTCAACCGTTTGCTTTAAGGGGGTAAATAATGATAATCAAAGACAGTACGCTGCAAGGCTTACGTACAATGGTGCGTGCCGAGTTCCGGCAAGCATTTGATGCAGCAGTAAACCGTGAAGATTATAAGGAGCTGGTTACGATTGTAACGAGCAACACGAAATCAAACTCGTATGCATGGCTCGGTAGTTTCCCGCACATGCGCGAATGGGTCGGCGACCGTGTTATCAATGACATGAAGGAATTTGCCTACGCCATCGAAAACAAAAAGTACGAAGCAACGCTCGGCATTGACCGTACCGATATCGAAGATGATAACCTCGGTCAGTATCGCGTTCTTGCACAAACGCAAGGGCAAGAGACGGTCGACTTCTTTTGGCGGCAAATTGCAAAGCTCATTACCGACGGCTTTACCGCCTTGTGTTATGACGGGCAGAACTTCTTCGATACCGATCATCCGGTGTATGAAAAACCGGACGGCACCGGCAGCAACACTCAAACGTCAAACATCCTCGGTTCAGGAAGCGGCAAGCCGTGGTTCTTGCTCGACCTTAACCGCCCGTTAAAGCCGTTTATTATGCAGGAGCGTTTTGCGCCTGAATTTGATGAAATCAAAGACACACAAAACGAAACCGTCTTTATGAAAGACAAGTACCTCTACGGTATCCGTTACCGCGGGAACTGGGGCTATGGCCTTTGGCAGCAGGCGGTCGCTTCGAAAGAAACACTGACCGCAGACAACTTTGAAAAGGCTTACGGCATGATGGAAACGTTCAAACGCGACGGCGGCGATCCGCTTGGACTCCGCCCGACGCATCTGATTGTCGATGCTTCAAACCGTGCAGCGGCGGAATCAATTCTTTTAAAACAGAATTTGTCCGGCGGGGAATCGAACATCAACTATAACCGCGTTAAGCTCATTGTTTGCCATTGGATGTAAGGGGTGAAGTATGGAAAAGACTGAAAAGATTCTCGAACAGCTGGAAGCGGAAGTAAAGAAAGCCATAGAAGCCGTACAAGCGGCAAGTGAAAAGCTTGAAAGCGCACAAAAGGAACTTGCAGCAAGTCCCGATGACGGCGCTCTGAAAAAGAAAGTGCAAGGGCTTACGCTTGCTCATAAAAATGCCGCCGAAAAAGCGGAAGCCGCGCAGAAAGCCTTACAGGATGCACAAACTGAAAACGCGAAAAAAATCCGCATTCGGTGCCGGAGTAAAACCGGCAAGCCTTCATACTTTCGTGCGGGCTTACGCTTCACGCCGGTTGATGCTGAATACGAAGTTACGGAAGAGGTTGCAGAAATCTTACAAAACGATCCGTGGCTTGAAGTTAAGACTGTTAAATGAAGTCTTTTTTAACCGCCTCGGAACTGGAACAGCGTACCCCGCGTAATAGTCTGCCGCTGAATGAAAACGGCGAACTCGATACGGCGCGTATCGATCTTGCGCTGACTGACGCAACGGGAATAATCGTTGCACAGCTTCCGTGGCTCTTAAAAGATGCGGAACTTATCAATCCCATCCCTGTGCAGTTTGATGCCGCCTTAAAAGGGATGTGCGCTGACATCGCCGTACACCGTTTAACCGATACGGTAACCTCAAGCGAAGATACGCGGGACTGGTATAAAGACAGCATAAAGCTGTTAGAAAAAATAGACCGCGAATTTAAAGGCGGACTATCCGGGCCTGACTTACAGGAAGCATCCCTTGTTATAGGGGGAGGAGCCGAAGATGCCGCCGATCCGCGCTACTGGAAAAAAGGAGCGATAATTTGAGCGGCGCGATGGTTACCGTCGATCTCGGCGAAATGCAAAAACTGGCAGAGGTTCTCAATCATTCTGCGCTTTCAGCCTCTGACCGGCAAGCGCTGATGAAAGGGCTCGGGGAGGAAATTGTCGAGCAATCGCGTTCAAGAATCCTTGAAACACAACGCGATTCCGAAGGTAACCAATGGCAGGATTATGCCGCATCCACGTTGCGCGGACTAAAAGCGAAAGGGCTTGAGTCGGTCGTCTCTCTTTTACACCGTGAAGGATATCTGCAATCTTCAATCGACGTGCAGCGCAAAAGCAGCTGGGATGTACTGGTCGGCTCTGTTATGGAGTATGCAGCTGTCCATCAATGGGGCTATAAACCGCGGAATATCCCTGCTCGTCCGTACCTCGGATTAAGCACTGACGATATTGCCGATTTAACTGAACTTGCGGCACTGTTTCTTAAAGGAAAAATCAGATGACGGTAACGTATTTGGATATACGCGATGCAGTAGTTAAGCAGCTGCAAGCAGCATTCGAACACGATAAACGGATAACCGTAAGCTCCCATCCGGGCAATTTTGATGAAGCGGAAATCCGCCGCCTCATGCAAAAGACTCCGGCGGTAATCACCTCTCTTGCACGTATCCGCGATGAAGATGTTGAAGATGACTGCTTTATCGAGTTTGTCAGTTGGGTGTTATACCGCGCGGATAATCACGACCGCTTGTACAACGGTGCCTTATCGCTCGTTTCTGCGGTAGTCGGTGCAATTAAAGGACTGAATATTTCCGTTTCTTTCGGCGGCGGGCGAAGTATCAACGCCGAATGTTTGTACACCGGTTCGCTCGATAAAATCAATGCGACGCTTTGGGCGGTGCGCTGGAAACTTCGTGCGCGGGCGGTCAACGACGACGGCGTAATCGTGCTGCCTGATGATTTGGATTGGTTCAAAGGATATGACGCACATCTTACCGTCGGAAAACAAACGGCTGATGATGCCGTCAATCTGGAATGAAGGAGGAGAATATGGCAATCGCCTTTACACAAATTCCGGCAAATCTGTTAGTGCCGGGACAGTATCAGGAAATTGATAACAGCCTTGCCGGGGAAACCGGCGATATTAAAACCGCGCTCATTGTCGCGCTCAAAACAAAAACCGGCAAAGCGGCGGAAGGGGTTCCGGTGAATGTCTTGACTGCTTCTGCTGCAGCGGATGCATGCGGATACGGAAGCCCTGCCGCCCTTATGGCAGAAGCGTTTTTATCGGTCAACAAAGTTGAAAAGCTGTACCTTTTGCCCATTGCAGAGCCTACAGCCGGAACGGTGTGGAAAAAAGAGTGCACCGTACAAGCGGCAAGTGCAGCAGCCGGAAGCGTTCATCTCCTGATAAACGGACGCGGTGTGTGGGCGGCAGTGAGTGAAGGACAGAGCGCCGACAAAATTGCCGCAACGCTCGTGGCTGCCTGTAACGGGCTTGAAAATAATTCCGTTGAAGCGGCAATCGACAGCGGAGATAACACCAAGATTATTTTTTCTTCCCTTTATAAAGGCTCGTACGGAAATGTCAACACGGTAACAGTGCAAAGTCATGCAGCGGGGGTAAGCGTAACGGAAGGCACGGTAACAGCAGGCACCGGGGTTGTAGACCTTTCAAAGCTTCCTCAATGGCTCGGCGCTAAACGGTGGAACTATATCGTCTTTGATTTTGACGATGAGGCAAGCATCAAGCTGTTAGCGGAAGAACTTGAAAGCCGGTACTCAGCAACGCGGCAAATTGGCGGGCGCGCCTTTATTACGCTTTCCGGTGCATTAGGAAGCGCAACGGAAGCAGGTTCTATCCTCGCACAAGCGGCAAAGGTCAACTCTCCGCATATCTGCCTTATCCCGCGCAAGAAAGATGATACGACGCTTCCGTGTATCTGGTCTGCCCGTTTTATCGCTGCAGCTTGCCGCATTTTAGCGGATGATCCGAGCGCGAATACCTACGATACCAAAGTCAAAGGCTTAGCAGCCGATGGGGAGTACTCTTTTCACGAGCGGCAAAAACTCCTTGAAACAGGCGTTGCCACATGGCGGCTTGATCCGATGGGAACCGTCTTAATTGAGCGGCTGGTAACCAGCTACACGGAAAACTCAGACGGTGGAAGGGACACGAGCTATTTGGACATCCAAGTGGTTGAAACCGTTGATGCAGTTAGAACCTACATCAATGCGGAAGCAAAAAAGCGGTTTAAGAGCTGGAAGCTTGCAAGCACGGAGGAAAACTTCGGAGCAGGCGCTAAGGTAATGACGCCGGGTATTTGGCGGAGCTTCCTTGCGGATTTGTATCAAACCGTCTTTATCGGGCAGAAGAATTGGTGCCAAGACTTTGAAAGCTATAAGGCATCCCTTCATGTTGAAGTAAAGAAGGGCAGTAAAACACGGCTTGAGTATATCCATCAGCCGGTATTGATCGGGCAGTTCTTAATCGGCGCCGGTTTAAATCAATTCAAATAGGAAAGGGGAGGAAAAACGTATGCAGCTATTAAAAGTATCACGAGTCATATCAACGAGCTTAGGAGAATTGCCACTCAAAGAAGGAGGGGCAACTTTTAAGCCTTCAAGCTTTAAGCGGGAAACGCAAGTCGGCGAAGTGCACGAAAACACCGGCTACGTGGAAACCCCGACCGCGGCAGAACTGTCATTGACGCTGAACGCCGCCATTGATCCGCAAGCGTTTGCAAATGTCTCCAACGATACGCTTACCATCATATTATCAGGCGGCAGTCAGCACTATATGCCGGCCGCGTGGGTAACGGAAGCGGTTGAGCTTTCTAAGGGAGAACTCAAAGTTGTATACAACTCGGCAAAAAGCCAGAAGTTGACATAAGGGAGCGAAAAGATGAAGACCTTTTATTTAAAGCATCCTGTTTCACTCGGTGAAAGAACCATTACAGAATTAACCTTGCAAGACCCCCATGTTCGTCATCTTATGCGCACCGATGCCTACGGAGTTAATACCATTGCAGCAGATGTCGCCCTTTGTTCTGCGCTTTCCGGGGAATCGGAAGCGCTATTGGCAAATCTGCACATTGAAGATTGGGCGCTTATCCGTGTTGAACTGCAAAAAATATATGCAGTCTTTTTCGGTGTGAAAGCCGAAATGGAAAACAACGCAGATGAGCAAAACCCTACCAAGGCAGCGGATTAACCGCTGCAGAAGTTCAGCAATTCATTTTTGAAATTGTAACGGAATTGATGTGCATGATGCCGTCGCTGCCGTATGAAATTATCCTTGATTTTTCATGGCTTCAATTAAAAAGATGGCATACGGCGGCGGTACGGAATACGAAACTATTACGGGGGATTACCTAAATGGCGGACGTTAAAGCCAGCGTTTTACTGACATTAAAAGACTTATATTCAAGAGAACTCGGTAAAATGGGAACGGCAACAAAAAAGTTTTCTTCCGATACGCTTGCTGCGGTCAATAAAATCGATAGCGTATTCTCCGGGATGAAAACAAAGCTCGGAGCCATCGGCGTCTCTCTTTCTCTTGGAGCTGCTTCAAACCAAATTATTGACCTTGATGCCCGCCTTACCCGTATGGGTATGACTGCCGATGCTTCTGCAGAACAGGTAAATCGGCTCAAGCAGAAAATCTTTGAAGCGGCTCAAGACCCGAATATCAAAATAGACCCGTCAAAAATTGTCGATGCCCTCGATGTCGTTATGACAAAAACGGGCAGCTTAGAATACGTCGAAGCGAATATTAAAAATATCGCAGTTGCATTACAGGCATCCGGTGCAGCCGGTGAAGAAATGGGGGATGTATTCTCTGAATTTCAAAAAAAAGGGTTTGCAGCTGCTGAAATCTCCCAACTGATGGACGATTTGGTAAAACAAGGAGATCAGGGAGAATATACGTTTCAAAAGTTTGCAAAAACGGGGAAGGCTGTTTTATCTTCATATTCTACGATAGGAAGTACCGTTGAAGATGTAAAAAAATTAAACGCTGTTATGCAGATACTTGTCGCAGATACAAAAAATGAAGAACTTGCGGCAACCGCTTTGGATGCCGTGATAGCAGAACTTTCCGATCCTAATAAACAAGAAAAGCTGGGGATTATTGGTGTCCGCGTCCGTGATAGTGCCGGAGAATTTAGAGACCTTGCCGAGATTATGGACGATGTATTGGCTGTCGCACAAAAAGAAGGCAATATCGATTTTTTATCGGAAGTGTTCGGCGTTACGAGTATGAAAGCGGTACGCGCTTTTCAAAACTACGGTAAAAATTATAAAAAATTAACAGATGACTTAGGAGATACGACCGGTGCCCTTGAAGCAAAATCTGCGCGCATGGCAGGAACAATGAAGGCAAATCTCCAAAACCTTCAAACAACGTTTTTAAAATTTGCAGATACAAATTTAGCAAAACCCTTAGAGCGGTTAAATGATTTACTTTCGTATCTCGCCGAAAAACCTGAACGGCTGGAGAAAGTATTTAACACGATAAAATACGGACTTGGCGCAATCGTTGCTGTTAAAGGACTCGCAAAAGTATCGGGCTTTATCGGCTCTATTTCAAGTGGTATTCGAACACTCACGGGCGGCAGTATGCAAGCGGCACTCGGCGGAGCTCTTCCCGGAAATGTAGCAGGGGCCGCAAGCGGTCTTCCGGTATTTGTTACAAATATGGGACAAGGCGGTATGGGGGCTTCAAACGGTCTTTCTCAAGCTGCTTCAGGCGGCGCTGCAGGAACACCGACGCTTGGAGGAATTATGGATGTCAATGCACGGAACTTTAGAAACGGCGCTATCCAAATGGGTGTGCTGCAAACCGTTACGACAGGGATGGTGAAAACGCTCGCTGCTATCGATGAGGTACGTAGCATCAATGCCGATACCTCTTTAAGCAGTAAAGAAAAAGCGCAGAAAAAAGGCGGCGCAATAGGTGATGCAATCGGCACAACAGTCGGTACGGGACTCGGTGTTGCCGCCGGTGCTTTTGCTGCCGGTAAAATTGGAGCCGCAATCGGAACATTTATTGCTCCCGGCATCGGTACGGCAATAGGGGGCGCAATCGGTATGGCTGGAGGAGGTCTCGTCGGCTGGCTTGGCGGAAAGCTCGGTCGCACGGTCGGGGAGAAGATTGGAGAAGCAGTCGGCAAAGATGAAGTCATCCCTGAAAGCGCCGCAGTGAGAGAAGAACTTGAATCGGTGCAGCAACTGCCTGAAACACCGGTAACGGCAGAGCTTACCGGCAATGCCGTTATGGATCTTAATATCAATCTTTCCGGTGAGCGGCCGACCGTTTCTGCAAAAGTGCAGCGGAACTCCACGCCGTTTCAGTATAATACCGGCCGCATTCAGGAAGCAAGGGAAGCGTTTTAAATGATCAATAACTGGGATGCCTCATTACCGGCGCCTTTAAGCGAAAACTGGCGGATGGCGTATGGAGCGGTAAAAGGAGACGGGGACAATCGTTTCTCCTATCTTACAAGCGACACGCCGGCACAGACGAGCTATCAAGCACCGTATAAAGAAGCGGTACCGTTTATTTATGAAAGCCTCAGGGTCTCAGGCGGCGCAAGCGTTGATACAGCCGAATATCCTTTTTATGGGCTTTGGTCTTCAATGCCGTTAAACGAAAAACCGCAAGCGATTACCGTTTCAGGCTTCATCCGCGGCGATGAGTACATTAAAAATCGCAATGCGCTTGTAGAAGCCGTGCGCATTCCGACGACAGACGATGAACCGGGATATTTGACGCTGCCGCTTTGGGGACGTTTTCCGGTCATCGTTATCGACTGGGATATCGAAGAATCTGCAAAAGAGCTCGGACAATGCAAGGTCTCTCTCACCTTTACTCGTGCAGGCTATCCGGTACAAAACCGCTGGGAATTTTCTGGCTCTCTGAATAAAACGATTTCGGAAGCTGCGGAGGCGGTAAAGAATGTCGCAGAAACCGCTTTTGTACAGTCTTTGAAAAACAACCTCGATGAGCAAACGCTGCTTAAATCGTTTAACCTTATCCGCGTTTCCGTGCTGCAAGCAGTTGGACGGATTCAAGGCGGCTTTCAAAAACTCAACGAGATAACGAATGCGGCCGCTCAAATCACTAATCTTATCGCACAGGGAATCCGCAGTCCTAAAACACTCGCGCTTGCGTTATTTGGTGTTGCCGGAAAGATGGTAGCGAGCGTGTTAGAGATAAAGAATGCATCGGAAGAAACAACCGCATTTTTCAGGATTAAAAACAATGAAAAAAATCTGCTTTTCTGCCTGCTCCCAGCCGATAAGTATCAGTTGCCGGTCGAAGCGGTAACGGTCAAGCAGATTGCGACCAAGCAAGCGGCGGAAAACTTGTATAAAACGGTGGCGCTCTATACAGCTGCGCAACTCTTACCGGAAATGCCTGCGCAATCGTATAACCGCACGGCAAACCTCTTTGCACTCTATGACCGGCTCGAAAAAAGTATTGACCTTAATGATCCGGCTGTATACGGCGCCGTACAGGAATTGAGGCAAGCTCTTTCTCAAGAACTTGCGGCAAAACAGCTTGTGCAAGAACTTTCTATCACATTAGGACGCGGCATGCCGCTTTTAGCCTTAGCGCAGTATCTCGGCGCAGAAGAGCGAATCTTACGCGCATTAAACATCATTGAAGACTCATTTGTCATACAAGGAGCTATCCGCTATGTCTAGCATTGTTATTAACGTTGCTCCGGCAGGGAGCGATAACTTTAAAAAACTGCAATGGAACAGGGTGCATATTAAAAAGTCGCTCGATGAAATATGCCATAGTCTTACGCTTGAACTACCGATTAGTCAAAAAGACCTTCTTCATAAACACGATACGATAGAAGTTCGTTTTTACAATAAGCACATTACGCATAATAACGGAAACTTGCGCGTTACTACCGTTCGTATTGATGAAATCACCGATACCACCGATTCAGGGCGCAAATATATTACCGTTCTCGGTCGCTCTCCTGCCCGCGATATTATCGATTCAACGTGGACGGGAACGACGGAAAGTGCAACACTACTTCAAGTAGCCGAAACAATTGCAAAGGGTTCATTCGGTATTGAAGTACAGCATTTACCTCGTGGTGTTGACTATACCGAAACAATTCCCGTCTTTGCGTGGGACTGTGAGTCGCCTTGGACGCAGCTGGTAAATGCAGCGGAGAATCAAGGCTATGTATTTACCTCAAATGAAGCAGGTGAATTATATTTGACCAAATCGGGACGAGATGCGAGTCAATGGCATTTTATTTTAGCGGAAGGGATGAATATTAAATCGGTAGAGACCACCGAATCGGGAGCAGAGCAGTTCCATGAGTATGTTGTCGTTTCCAGCAAACTTGAAGGACGCGCCATCGATCCGCTTTGTAACAATAACCGTATTTTGACGCTCAACCTTTCGGATTTTAAGCTCGACCAAGAAAAGGTAAACCGGCGAGCACAGATTGAATTATACCGGCGCAGAAGACGGACAACAACGGTAACGGTTTCCGGCTGGGGTTTAACCGATGCGCAAATCAAGAGCTTTGATACAACACATGAAAAAGAACTCTTCTTTAATCCGAATTTTTTAATCCCTGTTTACATACCTTCCGCCGGTCTTGACTGTACTATGATGATAAGCGAGGTTGAATACCGTGCAGAACCTACTGCATTTGACTGTACCATCAGCCTTGTTAATCCTGAAGTATATATGGGAAAAGAGGGCACTGTGTTGAAAGATAAAAAAAGTGGCTTAAAAGGGAAGAAATCATCGCTCCTTGAGCAAGTTGCAAAACGGCACAATATCACTCCTGTAAAGGTTCGATAAAATGACGATATCCGATCTTTATGCACGGTTGAGAAATCTCTTTAATGTCGGTGTTTTCAAAAAGCGCGATAAGGAAACGGTTACGGTGCAAACCGAGTTCGGCCGTACGCTTGAAGCGGCAGAAGTCTTTCCGTATGGGTTTATCGCAAAAGCCACAGAAGGAACAGCGCTCATATTCACTCAAGGGGGAAATGCCGGCTCCTTTCTGCTTTTGCCGATATGCTCTGCGGAAGGTGCTCCTGAGTTACAAGATGGGGATTCAACCCTTTGGAGCAAAGACGGCGGCTTTGTCATTGCCCGCTCCGATAAAACGGTTGAACTGAACGGCACGGAACACGGCGGTCTTATCAAAATAGCGGAACTGAAAAAAGAGCTTGAAAAGACCAATGCCTTTTTAAAAGCCTTCGTCAATGTCTTAAAGGTTCCCGTGTCGGAAGCAGGATTCGGCGCTCCGTCAGCTTTTCAAGCGGCATTAAACGGGGCGTTAAGCGCCTTGCAACTTGCCGACTTTTCGCAGATTGAAAATACAAAAGTGCAGCACGGTGGCAGCTAAGAGACGGGTTTTTATGGATAACGGTAAAGCGGTACGGCTTGAAAACTGGACGGATATACAGGAACTCGTCGCGATGAGTATCGGCACGGATAAAGGGCGTTGGTGGGCTGATCCTACTTTCGGCTCCGAATTATGGATACTCAAGGAAGAAGGAAAACTTGACGGTACCAGCGCCGGAAAGGTGCGCTCATATATCTTAGAGAGCCTTGCGTGGCTTAAAACGGACGGCTTAGTCCGCTCGATTGAATGTACCGCCGAGCGCACCGGCAAGAATGAAATCCGCTATGTGGTAACTGTTGTCCAGCCTGACGGAAGCTCGGTATTTATAAAGGATGTATGGTATGGCATTGGTTAGAGAATCCTTACCGGTCTTACTCGACCGTATGTACAGCGCATATATGAGCCGCTTTAAGCCACTCGATAAAACCGCCCGGCATAATTTGATTCGGGTTCTATCGGAAGTACAAGCGGGGATGTATCATCAGCTCCTTGGCGACCTGTCATTTTTAGCCGATCAGCTCTTTCCGGATACGGCAACCGGCGACTATTTGCGTATGCACTGGTCTGACCGGGTACCGCCTTTGTATGCCGTCGCTGCCATCGGACAAGCGGAAATTAAAGGCGTTACAGGAACGGCAGTACCGGCGGGACTTGTCTATACCTCCGCTTCCGGTAAGCGCTATTTTACCGATACTGCTTTCAAAATAGACAGCACCGGGAAAGCTGTTATCTGGCTTCATGCCGAACAGGCAGGTGTCGCTTCCAATCTTGCTGCCGGAGAAAAGCTCAAACTTTCCTCAGCGCTTCCCGTCGGTCTTTCCAGTGAAGCGGTGGTGCTCGGCGGCATCAAAGGCGGCGTTGATGCCGAAAGCGATGAAGAATACCTTTCACGGGTACTGCTTGCCCTACGCAACACTACCCGGTACGGCAAAATTGGAGACTTTGCGGCGTGGGCGGTTGACTCCTCAGCTGATGTATCGAAAGCCTTTGAGTTTAAAAATTTCGGCGTATTCGGCGCTCTTTTGATACAGGTTATCTCAGGCGATCATTTTCACGGTATTTCACAGGTTGGTAACCTTGCAGTCGTTACCGCATACCTTGATTCCGTCGCTCCGCCGGTTCTGTATACGGTACGCACACCCTCCTTGCGCCCTATCGACATGACAATCACCTTACTTGCTTCCGAAAGCAGCAGTGAAAATCATGAAGTTGTCGAAAACCGCCTTAAAACCTATCTAAACGCCTCAGCTCGTCCCGGTGTCCGCTATACGGAAGGCAGCTTCCGCGATGCGATTGTAGACGGGGTAAAAATCAGCTTTGCAAAGGTTGAACTTACCAACGGTTCATCCGGTGAATTTACCACGACCATACTGGAATATCCGGTCTGGGGGACGGTGCGCTTTGCCGTTAAGTAATCTCCTTCATACTCAAGCCGATTATGCGGCTGCTATTAAAAAGCTTTTTCCGCTCGGCGTGTACTGGGATGCACAGTTCGATGATCCGGAAAGCGACCTCTCTCAATGGGTCGAAGCTCAAGCAGAAGAACTCTATCGCTTCAAAAGCCGCTTCCCGCGTCTGATGCAGGAAGCCACCCCCAAGACGGCAGATACCACCATAGACGACTGGGAGCGTGTCTTGCTCGGCTCGGTCTATCCACACTTACCGCTTGAAATGCGGCGCTCACTGCTTTTAACCAAACGGAGAGGATTTATAAACCGTTCAGTTTTGCAGGAAATGGCTTCACTGTACACGGCAACAATAAAGCGCGCTTATTATCCGTACCGCTCCGCTTTTTTCGCTCATACCCGTATCGGTATCAATAGAATGTGTTCTCCCGCATCTTTTTCCGTATGCTTCATTGAAGCGGAAATTAAAAATGCTGCGTTAAAAGCTGATTTTGAACGGGCATTGAAGGATGCGCTTTTAGCAAATATGATCATCTATTTTTTCTATACTTAGGAGGAAGTCCTTTATGGCTGGAATGTATCCTGATAATCAGGAACTTGATATCTTCGGTGAGAAAGTCCAATGGCCGGGTGTTGACTCATCCGGCAAATTCTCAAACGGCAGCTTCAAAAACCCGCTTGAAAAGCCGAGTTTTATCCCGGCGGAGACTATCAATCTTATTTTGGACAACCTGTCGGAGCTGATAACAAAACTCGGCGGTACACCGGATAACACCTCGACGGATCAACTTGCGAAGCTTATAAATATGGCTTCACAAGGCGACTATACAGACGAACATCCTGCGCAAGGTGTCGGGTTAGTCAAGACTGTAAATCGGTGGCCTAATGCACAAGAATGTCAGAAAAATGAACCGTGGGCGGCTAGTCCTAACTGGGTATACAATCTGCTTTTAGGAAATGCAGCAGAAAATGAGGTTAATAATGTTGTCTCGCAAGCCTTACGAGCCCGAGTGGGTGTCAATGACTTATCTGATAAATCGTTTCAATTCAGAGGGAG